ATTAAAAGTCGTCTTTTCTATATATCAGATATTCTGAATATTCTACTTTCACGTATGATTCTTGCTCCGATCTTCTCTTTGATTGCCCAGTTTCCACTTTTATTTGAATGTATGCAAGGAATTAATCCCTACTCTTCAGAGTGGGATTCAATTTATAAGTACCTCACGGAAAAAGGACAAATTTATGGTCTCGAAGGTGATTTTTCAGATTATGATCTTACATTGCCTTCAGAAGCTATTTTCCAGTCATTTTGTGTGATGGAAAGACTTTTGTTAGAGTCTGGCTTCGACGATAATTCTATCCTTGTTTTTAAAACCTTTTCAGCAGAATTTACAAATCCCGTAGTTGTTATGGGGGATTTTGTTTATAATTGGAATAAAGGTAATGTTTCAGGAAATTACTTAACCTTTATTTTAAATTCCATGTGCAATAGTCTTCTTGATCGATCCATTTTTCATCATTTAACGGGTGATTGGGATTTTGATCTTCATGTGAGAACAATTAAAGGAGGTGATGATACACTGTCTATGACAGATGGTCATTATTCTTCTTATAATATGTTAACTATTTGCCAATGTTTCTCTGAAATTGGTATGGTGTTTACTTCTACATCCAAAGACACGCAGATGTTGTCCTATATGCCTATAGAAAAAGCTTCTTTCTTTAAAAGAAACTTTTGATCAATTTTCAGAAAGTTTAAGAATAGCTTTGTCCAACATTAAACTTGGTTCAATTGCTATGGATGCTACTAGTATGTTTCCTAAAGAGGTTTATTCATATAACACATATGTTAAAGAGCAGATTCCATTGTCTTATGATAAACCCAAAACTATTTTCACAACCCAATTCTATGAAAGGGATTATTATAATTCCTTTGCTCCTATTATTGGAGCGCATTTGGATGACCTTTGTTTTGTCACTCCGTTATCCCAGCAATAAGGCCCCCTTGAGCCTATAACGCATTTCTCCTATATGCGCCAAGAGTCTTACAACCGACTTAAAACGCTGTGAACTATGATCATGGTTCTAAAATTTTGATCAGCTTTTGTAGTATGACAGTGACGAAGCTTCTCATTAATAGCGAATCGTCCTCAAATCACTGGTTACATGTGCTCATTTTTTATCTCTTTGATATGAGTATTAATGCTTTGTTTGAGATTATAGAGGTTTTTACCTCTTAAAGAGTTTCCAGTCACTAATTCTTAACCTGGAATAAAACACTTTGAATTGCTCAG